TCAATATCTGTATTTGGATACTTGATCTCAAATATACAGGGATCGTAAGAAGGATATACTATATTATTTCTCGTTGCGCCTGCGATATCGTATCCATATTGAGAATAGTTACCACCTGCCTTATTAACTAATTCAATATGTTGAACTGTCTGTACGCCTTTTACTCTGTCGAGTAATGTATATAATTTTGAAATATTGATAGGTTCGTTCACGCTCCTTTTTGTTATATCAAAATAATCTTGCAATGCTTCAGTACACTTAGTTAATACGTCTTTTGCAGTAGCAGATGGTCTTAGTACAATCTCGTATCTTACTCCGATATTGACTACAAATGCATCTTTGATATTAATAGCATCTGTTAAAAGTCTGTACTGTGATAAGTAGTTCTTAAGATTTGTCTTAAGAGTTGAAGTTGCAGTTGTTAGTTGCTTATCTTGATTGTAAGCTAAAATATACAGAGAGATAGCTAGCGGATTACTATCGATGATATTATCGGTAACGCTTTTAGTACTTGTTAATTGATCTTGGGTAACAAACACTTTAGCTACAGATCCAAATCTTGGAGGTAATGCTTGTGCTCTAACTGTATAGTCTTGCGCAGTAACTGCTCTTAATTGCTCGTTGTATGATTTTAGAGAGTTTTGTCTCAATTCGTCTATAGTATCTCCATCTTTACCTCCTGTAGCAGGTTCTGGGTTGTTAACTGTGAAAGTATCTTCGTAGCCAGTCTGTACTGCAGTCTTCGTAGAAGATACGACTGTTGTAATAGTATCTAATGGTACGTTAGCTTCAACTCCACCTCCAACAATATACCTAATAGTTAAATCAGAGCTAGGTGCTAAGCCGTAAGCTCCTGTGAACATAAAGTTTGATGGATCGTAAGCTACGTCGATCTTAGTTACTCCGATAGTTTGAGATGGTAATCCTACGTTAGTTGGATCTGGTGTGATTACAGTATCATCTTCTCCGGTTTGTCCTGCTCCGAATTGTAGTTGGATAGCGCCGGTTGAGGTGAATCTAGTTACAAATCTACGAGGAGTTTTCTGAAGTGTTAAAGAGTATGGTACTAAGTTACTATCGGTTGCAGTATTTGTACTCTCTTCGAAAACAGTATCTTGAGCTAAGTAAGGTACTTCTGTCCAAGTATTACCATCTCCATCAGTAACATCTAAGATACCGATAATATCTGTATCATTAATAGTTATAGTTTTGAACCTCTCTACTGAGGAGATACTCTCTGTGGTTGTTTTTATTTCTCCGGATATTGCTTTTACTTGTTTCTTTAACAAGAATTTAGTAATACTCCCTCCTGCTGTTTCGTAGATTGATACAGTTGTAGGATCGTAAGATGAGGAGTAGCTAAAATTAACTTTATCTTGAATTAAGAACTGTACTGCAGGATTTGTAGTACTTTGAACTACAGCGTTGTTGTCAAGAGTGATAGCGTAATCGTAATCTGGTACTGCATTTGTACCTGCATTTTTTGACGGTACCTGTTGGTATACATCTAACATTACAGTTGCTGCAGATGTAACTTTTGGACGGTAGCCCATCATATATGCTAAGTTATAAAGGTTACCTGGTTCTTGAGCATACTGTAAGAAAGTTTCCTGTAGCTGTATATCTTGGTAAAAAGAGAGTACATCACCTACGTAAGCTGCCATCTCCATAAACATCATACCTGGAGATGTTGGAGAAAAGTCGTTATACGAATCCGGGAAGTAATTCTTAGCGTAATCGATTAACTGCTTACGGAAGTCGCTAAAAGTTTTATTTGAATACTGTATCTCTCTTTGCTGTGCCATTATTGTTCGAAGTTAATTGATACCTCATCTTCTATATTAGTCTGAAGTACTGAGTATTTTAATTCAAAGTTTACAAGGTTTTGATCCGGGTAAGCGTTCAAATTAAGACTCTTTACCTGTACTCTTGGAAAATACAACTCTAATGATTTGTTTATATTAAGTTTTATTTCTTCAATCTTATCTTCAGTTATACCTTCAAATAACATATTACGTAGTCCGGCACCGAAATCTAAATTAAATACCCTTTCGTTATTACCTGTTAAGAAGAAATTAATAAGGTTAGAACGAATTGCATCTTTTGAGGTATAGGTAGAATTAAAAACAGCTCTACCTGAGAAAGGTAAAGCTACTCCTACAGCTTTTCTTGGCTGTAAGTCTAGTGGGTTAATTCTTTGAACCTTATATGCCATTATACGTTAAATTTCTCTTTTTGTTTTTTATCTGCAGTGTTAACAATAGCTGCAGCTTTGTTTACAAATCCTAATTGAGATAGATCTAAACCTACTTTAGGTGCTGCTGCAACTGCTGCTTCCACTGCTTCGGGAGCATCAGATACTGGTTTTACAGCTCCGCCTTGAGGTCTAAACATGTCTCTGTTGAAGTTTTGTGCCATTTGAGCTCTAAGGTTACCTCCTCCTAAGTTTTGGTAATCTTCGGAAGTCATTGAGGTTTTGGTTTCATTAAGAGCGTCTAACATGGCGTTACCGGTAGGCTTGTAAGTAGGTTTACTTACTTGCTCTTGTGCTGGTTGTTGCATTTCAGAGAGCTCTTCTCTAATAGCTTCTCTTACTGCTTCTTTAATAATATTTTTAAAATCGGATGCTTTCATAATTATAAATAGATTTATCCTAAATATGTGTCAATTCTATATTTTAATTCTTCGATAAGTATTTCTGCGTCAGCACTATAAGATAAAGGTCCTTCGATAGCTACTACATTATTTAAGTCTAATCCTACAGCATAACGCTGCTTTAATGTATTGTCGCTTGCTTTAGTTCTTACTTCGATTTTGTAACCTCTATATTCAATATCTCCAGATCCGCGAGGGTTGCCTGTGATAGGGGTTAATGCAGATGCTACTGCAGTTGATAGTGCATCTTCGGAGTCAGATAACTCTTGTAAACAGTTTCTCAGTAACTCATCAATAACTCTAATAAAAGCATCAACTACGTTTATATTAGCTACTACGAAAGTTAATGAACCTGCAGCAGCACAAATCTGTTTATCTAATCTTTCAATTTCCGGTTCATACTTAGTAATAATACCTCGAGTTGCTCCTACAATCTTATTGAGAATGGCAGCAATACCAGCTGTAAATGGTACTAAAGCTGCAGCGATAATAGCAGGTTGAGCAGCAATGATTACTCTTTTTAAGATATCTACAATTCTACTCAGTAAATTAAATATTGCAGATGTAATGTTTATTATTTGCTGTAGTGTGTTGATTGTCTGTTTAACGCTGTTTACGATTCTAGCTAAGTTAGTAACACGGGTTACTAGTCTTTGAGTTGTATCTGGGGTAGGGCATTGTAGTTGGCTATTTACTTGATCTGCTAAACTTTGAGCTAAGAAATTTACTATGTTTCCTATTCCTTGGTTTAAGTAAAATTCACGAACTTCTTTAACTTCTCCTTCAGATAATACTCTAGTTGTTGTGGTAATCTCTTCTGTGGTGACTATTTCTTCGGTTTCAGTAAATGTTTCTGTTTCAGTAACAGTAAGGTTTTCTTGTGGAAGTGCGGAAGCAGTTACGGTTACTTCTTCTATTTCACCTCCTATTCCAAAACCGTAAGTACCGTACCCCCAATAGCTACTTGATTGATCAAATCCTCCTTCGTTTACTGGTTTCTTTAGACTAGCGTAACTATTAAATACTTCCTCAGACATGTATTTATTATTCTGAGCTTCTTGTACTAAAGCTAATGCGAGGGAGCTAAATCCTGTACCTTGGTATTCTTCGCGAGTTATTCTAGGTCCTTCTCCTAAAATCAGTTCTAATACTCTTGGATCTTCTTTACGTACAGTTTCAAAAAATTCTTCCCTCTGTTTTTCAAGTGCTAATTCTTGTGCTTTTTCTTGCTCGGTTTTGCGTTTTTGTCGTAAATTCGCGAGTTCAGTGGGAGTTAGATCTCTAGTGATTTGTCGAGTTCTAGTTGTAATTATTTCTGTTATACTGGTAGAGAGAGTGGTGGTTGTCTCTGTTCTAAAGTACCTACTTGTATTAGGATGTATACGGATACCAGTGCGAGGTTGAGTCCATTCTAACATCTCTTGAAGTTCTTCATCAGATAATTCATCAAAGCCTTGTATAAATGCTTTTAATAGGTGGGGAGGATACCCTGCTCTTAAAAGTACAGATGAGATAGCTTCTGTAGGTTCTGTGGTTATTAGTTTCTCTAAAAACTCTTCTGTTAAGTAATCACATGGATATATATTCTCTAGTCCGTAAGTTGAGAATGTATTCG